TGCATTTGTTAATGTTGTTGTAGCTTTAATAGGAGTTATATCATAAAATGCGCCTCCTGAATACACATATAAAATTCTGTTTGTGCCTAATGCTGAATATTTAATACCATCTGAATTAACAAATTGGTGCATAGCAGTTGTTCTACCAGTTAAAGTTATGTCTCCTAACTGTGCCCAACCACCTATTTTTTCAGGTGAGCCATATCTAAAACGTATGTAATCACCATCAACCCATTGGCCCTCGCCGCCCGTTGCTGTGACTTGTTTATTAATTCCTGGTTGAATGTTTATCTTTTGTAGCATAAAACCCTTATATTATTAAAAGGCCCAGCTTACAAATGAATATCTGACACCTTTCTTTGCTTCCTTAACTTCATGAGGATACATGAAATTTGAAGGAAATAAAAGTATATCTCCTGTTTTTAAAGGAATTTCTTTACCTCTGCAATAGAATTCTGCACCTTCATAATCATCATTCAAATTTGCAACTATGGATACTATAGGAACTCCCTTCATTTTACCATCAAAAATACTGTGTATATGGTCATAATGTTCTCTCATGGTATTACCTACTTCATATTTATTAAATCGTATGGGTGAAAATTTAGTAAGCCAAGGCCATCCAGTTTTTTCTCCTGGCCAAGTATGCTTTATCTGATAATCTTCTAGCGCCTTAATAAGATAAGGTGTAATTTTGTTTTGCTGATCCTGTGTACAAGGCATTACATCTAATTCTTTTGTCTCTTCAGATTGAAATGTTCCCTCAGTATAGTTATTCCAAGTATGTTTTCTCCATTCTTTCTTATTACATTCATCAATTAATGCTTCACATAGCTCTACTGGTATGTGATTTTCTACGTATATATAATCTTCAATTGTGCTCATTCATTATTCTCCTTATATCTAGATGGGTTAAACTTTCTTCGCTTCCTAATGTATCAATACTAAACGTGTTAAATGACATACTTAATCTTGCTTCTTTTCCCATGTTTGTTGGTACACTATGTTTTAAATCAGAAGGAAATATTAGTAATTCCCCTGTTTCACAAGGTAATAAAAATGTTTCTGAATTTAAATTATTATATTTCTTAGGATCTAATTTCATTGAATGCTGTATTGATTTAGAAAATTGTATAGGTGGCAATGTTTTATCTTGTCTTAAATAAAAGACTCCACTTAACATACTATTAGGATGCACGTGCTCATGATGTTTTGATCCTGGTGGATTTTTATTAGCCCAGCATTGAGTAATTACTAATCTTTGATCTGATTGAGATATATTTTTAGTGAATTTATTTAAACTTTCATAGAAAAAATCTTTTAAATTTTTTAATTCTTCTATCTCTAATAAATAAGTATCTTGAGATTTAAAGTTGGCATTAGCTTTTTGTTTCTTGTAAGGTAAAAAATCTACGTACTTTATTTCTTTACTTAAATCACCTTCGTACTTTGTAATAAGTACAGGCGTTGGAAATATCTGTAATAATTCTTCTTTCATGCAAAAAGTATACTATATTTTATGCTTGAAGTCCACCATGAGAATCGCTAGCGCCAGAAGCGGCTACTCTAGCAAGTGATAAATCACCAAAATCAGTTGAATCACCTGCTGAAGCAATAGTAATATATTCCATATGAGTATTCGCTGGGTCTCCACCAAAACAAACTCCTCTTATAGAATTACTTCCTCCACCTACATATGCTCTATTGCCATTAACTAAATCTCCAAAATCTGTACCATTACCTGTTGATCCAATAGTTACATATTCTATATGTGCTGTAGCTGTACCACCCATAAATACTCCCCTTGTAGCACTAGAAACTCCAGCTTTAAATATACTTGCCCCTGTTAAATCTCCAAAGTCAGTTGCATTTCCAGTTGATGCTATGGTTACATAATCGATTACATTAGAAGCACCTGGTACTTGTCCAGCAGCAAAAATTCCTCTAGTATTAGAACCCGTTGAAGCTGGTCCTGATCTAGTAACTGACATATCACCAAAATCTGTTGCATTACTTGCTGTAGCCATTGTTAGATATTCTATTGTTCCTGGATATTGACTAGGATTTCCTCCTAAACCTATGACAGCTCTAGTTGTACTTGAACAACCTGCAGATCCTGCTACGCTTTCATTTAAATCACCAAAATCAGCAGCGTTACCCTCACTAGCAAATTCTATAGAATCAATTGTATTAGTTTTACTTGGTGTATCTCCACCAGCAAATATAGCTCTTGTAAGACTTCCAACAGCTGCTGATAAATCTCTTGCACTAGCTCCACCTAGTACACTATCTCCAAAATCTACTGATCCGCCTAAAGTTGTAACATTAAATTTTTCAATTCTACCGCCATAAGGTGCATTACCGCCCTGTAATAAAACTCTCCCTGATCCAGGCATATAGGTTACGGATGGTCTTTGAACATTATCTACGTTAAGTCCACCATGCCCAGTTGATACTCCTCCATATCCACTTCTTGCTACAGACACATCTCCAAAATCAGAAGCATTACCAGTTGTTGAAATTGTAATCATATCAAGACCTGTAACACCACCACTATGCCCAACTAAACCTCTTGTTGTGCCAGAAGCTGAACCAGACGCAAGATAAGCACCTGTTAAATCCCCAAAGTCAGCAGCATCTCCAGCTGTAGCTATTGTTATATATTCTATATGATTGAAATCTGCATGACCAGGTGCTCCTGCATTACCTCCACATATTAAACCTCTAACTGCATTACTAGCACACATAGGTCCATATTTACCTGTACTTAAATCTCCAAAATCTATTCCATTGCCCATTGAAGCAATAGAAACAGATTCAATTACATCTTGTACATTATCACCAGGAGTAGCCCCAGCTGCCCAAACCAGTCTTGTAGGAGAACTCAATGCTCCTAATCTTTCTTTAGATTGTGTTAAATCTCCAAAATCTGCCGTATTGCCTGTTGAAGTTGGAGTTAAAAATTCTATAATATTGTAGTGACCATTACTTGGATTAGGGCTTATACCACCTCCGTAAACACCACGAACTGTATTTCCACCTCCAGCAACATATCTCCTAGTTTGTAGTAAATCTCCAAAATCTGTAGCATCTCCTGTTGTAGCCATTGTTATGTAATCTATAGTATTAAGATTTGCGCCACCTGCAAAAATCCCTCTAACATGAGTTCCATAATTATCTTGCATAGTCCCTCTAGCTGCTGTTAAATCTCCAAAGTCTACAGCTGTTCCTCCTGCAGCTGCACTGATATAATCAATTGTATTAAGCGATGGATTTCCTCCAGCAAAAGCACACCTCTCTCCTCTATTAACCCATTCATTACTTCTAACTGTTTTATTAATTTCTTTAATATCCCAAATAGCCATTATGATAATCCTCCGTGACCATTAGATGCTGCAGCTAAAAGCATTCTAACCTCAGTTAAATCTCCAAAGTCGGTAGCATCACCAGTTGAACTAATAGTAATATAATCCATAGTTATTGATCCTGTGTCATCTGCTTTATTTCCTCCAGACATAACACCTCTTGTTCTATTTCCAGTTCCTCCTGTTCTTCTAGCTTCAGTTAAATCTCCAAAATCTGTAGCATTACCAGTTGAACCAATAGTAATATAATCTATGGTATTATAATAAGTAGATGATCCATCAAAACTATATCCTCCTGGAAATACTCCTCTTGTAGCAGAACCAAGCCCAGTGTTCCATCCCCTTGCAACTGTTAAATCTCCAAAATCAGATGCATTACCAGTTGAACCAATGGTTACATATTCTATTGTATTTTTGTAATCTAAACTTCCTTCTTCACCACCTCCAAAAACTAATCTTGTAGTATTAGATACCGCACCTACATTTGCTCTAGCAGCTCCTAAATCACCAAAATCAGATGCATTACCTATTGTTGCAATTACAACATAATCTATTACATTAGATTTTGAAGGATTTTCACCACCTGCAAAAACAGCTCTTGTGCTATTAGAATTACCACCTACTCTTCCTCTTGCTACGCTTATATCACCAAAGTCACTACCATTTCCTTCAGATGCAAAAAGAACTGTATTAATATGATTACTACTTGCACCTAAAGCACTAGCAACTATAGCTGTTGTATTATTAGATCCTCTTGCTTCAGTAGCTGTAGCAGTATTTAAATCTCCAAATCTAGCTGCATTACCTGTCGTTGATATATTAAAAAAATCTATATTAGTTTGAGCTGTAAAAGAATTATTTGTACCTCCTAATGCAAGCCCTCTTTGTCCTATGCCGCCACCCGTTGGTATAGGTGCTATTCTCGTTCCTTGATATCCGTCACATAAACCACCGTGTGCTTGTGAAGTTCCAGAAATTTCTTGTCTAGTTTGAGTTAAATCTCCAAAGTCTAATGCAGTACCACCATTAGCTATTATAAAATAATCTATTTCATTTCTTGCGGGTCCTGATGGGTTTGTTGTTTTTCCACCTGCACAAATTCCTCTAACACTATTACTTGTGGCTGTTAACTGAGTTCTACCAAGACTTAAATCTCCATAATCTGTTGCATTACCTTGTGATGCTATTGTTATATATTCCACTTCTGCATGATAAGTTGCAGGAGCTGATAATCCACCAGCAAATACACCTCTAGTAGAACTAGACATTGCAGATAATGCTCTTCTCGCATCAGCTAAATCTCCAAAATCTGTAGCGTTACCTATTGTAGCTATAGTCACAAAATCTATTGTATTAACTTCACTAGGTGTTATTCCGCCTCCTGCAATTGCTCTTGTAGGACTAGCTAGTCCTGCAGGAGTAGCTCTTACACTTGTTAAATCTCCAAAGTCAATTGCATTACCTGTTGACGCAATAGTTATATATTGAATGTTATTAAAATTTCCAGCAGGGCTACCACCATAACCCCCAAAAAAAAGACCTCTAGTAGAATTAGATGCTGCAGTAGATTCAGCAGTAGTTAATGTAAGATCTCCAAAATCAGCTGCATTACCTAAACTGCTTGTAGTAAAATAATCTATAGTATTTACAGCTGGATAACTTCCTCCAAATACACTTCTTGTAAAACTTCCTAAACCACCTGCACCTTTTCTTACAGCTGTTAAATCTCCAAAGTCAACTGCATTTCCTGCAGCAGCCATTGTTATATAATCAGTTGTATTTAATGAAGCTGGAGATGATGGAGTGCTTACTCCTCCAGCAAACAAAGCACGAGAGCCAGCTTCACGCCAATAGCCTCCCATAACAGCGTCGTTGACTTCTTTCAAAGTCCATACGCCCACACAGTCATCTAGTTGCGGGTAGTTCGCCATTTAAAATCCTTACGATGTTTTTTTATTCCAAATATGAGTAGCTGCTGCATCTTGATCAAAATCTACTTCTTCACCTGCTGCATTATGTTCTTTCCAGCTAGATGTATAAGTATCTAAATATGATTTTACAGCTGCTTTATTAGCAAGTTCACCTAGTCCAGTTTCACTTGATCCATCAGTTGTTGCACCAATCATGTCCCAGTCTTGAGGTGAAGATCCGCCATTAGCTTTTGGGTAGTATCCACCGTCAGCTATATAAGTTGGAATAGTTCCATTAGCTTCTAGTTTATACTTTATTATCTTGTTTGCCATTTAGGTTCTCCTTATTTTCTATTAGTTTAGTATTGAGCGACTCTTCATCGT